TAATTTATCTAATAACCATGCACTTATATATGACAGTGAAACAAAAAACTGGGTCAATAAGTCACCTGCTGATACTATATTGTCACTTGGTGTGACTGCACTTGCAAGTGAGTTAAATTACAATGATTTGACAACTTTAGGAACTGCAGAGTCGAGTAAGGTTTTAACTTTTGCTGATAATAATGTGTCTATTTTGCCTGATGGTTTTAAGATTAGTCTTGGCACAGACGAAGATTTGCAAATTCATCACGATGGGGCAAATTCATTATTAAATAATACATCTGGACAGTTAAGAATATCTGCAGAGCCAGGTAGTAGCAATGAAGTATTGATTGGGAACAGCACTTCGCACGTTCAGGTTGGTCAAGATTTGACAGCGAGTGGTGTTATTATAGGGCATAAAGACAACGCAACATCTTTACGGGTTAAAGGTGCTGTGCATAGTAATGATTCTTCTTTTGGAGATGCAAATGGCGACGTGCAGAGTTATGCAGGTATTTTTACAAATGCGGCGTATAATCAGGCGTCTCATGCAGGAACAAAGAATACAAGATTTATAACTGGTGGTAATTACGGTATGGATGTAGTTACACAGTCAGCACATGGTTTACATTTAGTTGCTGGTGACCAGAATCAAGCTGATGGTGAAATTGTGATGGCATCAAAAAATGCTTTAACAATTAATGCGAGAGTTAATCCATTTGCAGTAACTGCTCCAAAAAGACTTATAATTGATCGTGTTGATAAGGCAACGTTAGATTCGAATAATACATCAGATGTTGAGTTAAGTGTTAACGCAGGAAATCTGGTGATTTCTAGCAGTACAAATATCTCTACTTTGAGTCTAACAGGCCAGAGTTCAGATTTAGATTTAAATTCGAACAAGATTGTTAACTTATCTAATCCGACAGCTGGAAGTGATGCAGCAAATAAGGCATACGTTGATGAAGTTGCGCAAGGGTTAAACGCAAAGCCTTCAGTGATTGCAGCAACAACAGCTGATCTTGCAGGAACATATGATAATGGTACATTAGGTGTTGGTGCTACACTAAATCTAGGTCCAGCTGCTACATTAAACATTGACGACGTAACAGCGTGGTCACAGTTTGACGGAATATTAGTAAAAGATCAAACTGATTCTTTTGAAAATGGTCGATACTATGTTTCGCAAGTTGGTAATGCAACAACTGACTGGATTTTAACAAGATGCGGATTTTGTGATGAATCAAGTGAAATTCCTGGTGCATTTATATTTGTTGCAAGTGGCACTGTTAATGAAGGAACAGGTTGGGTTCAAATTGTAACTGATCCCTCAACATTTACAGTTGGCACAGATGGAATAACAGTTACACAATTCAATTCTTCAGCAGGTATTACAGCAGGAGAAGGTTTAGTTCAAAATGCAAATGCTTTCGACATTAATGTTGATAATGCTTCTCTTGAAGTTAATACTGACGTTCTTCGTGTTAAATCAGGAGGAATAACAAGTGCAATGTTGGCGGGCTCAATTGCAAACTCTAAGCTAAACCAGCTAACTACAGCAAATAAAGTTGCACTTTCATCAATTGATTTAGATGGAGCGACTGAAATTGGTGCTGGCGTTGCAGATGGTGATTTGTTAATTGTTGATGACGGTGGTGCTGGCGCTAATAGAAGCTTGTTAGTAGAAAGATTACCAGAATATACTTTTGGCAAAGTTTCTGGTGATGCATCAATATCAAGTTTAGGTGCACTAAGTTTAACTAGCACGGCAATAACAGGGCAGACATTAGAAACCAATATCCACGACGACGATTTAATTCTCATTTCAGATACATCTGCTTCTGGTGCGCTCCGCAAAATAACAAGAGCAAACTTTGTTAGCGGTTTAAGTGCTTCAGTTGACTTTGGTAACGTTGCTTCAAATATACTTCCTACACCTACAAATATTAGAGCGTTAGGTAGCGGCTCGCAAACCTGGGGAGACTTATATCTTGGCGATAACTCAGCAATATACTTTGGAAACGATCAAGACGTCCAGTTTAATCATAATCCTGATAATGGACTTACATTATCTATGAACACAGCTGGATCTTTTGATCCAAAGTTTGTTCTAGAAAGTAATAACAGCGCTAACTTTGGCCCGCGTTTTACTCTTAGACAAAAAAGTTCTAGTCCCGCTACTTACGATAGAATAGGTGAAATTTTATTTGAAGCCAATGATTCTTCTGGAACTGTTAGTGAGTTTGGCAGAATTACAGGAGAAATAGTAAATCCTGTAAGCGGGTCTGAGTCTGGTAAAATTAGAATTATGCCTTCTCCTGCTTCTGCAAACTCAAGAGGTTTATCTGTAGAAGGAATCTCAGGCTCTAATACAAAAGTAAAAGTTAATGTTGATACGCATAACGGAGTTGACTCAGGTTTACATTTAAACGGAACGCTTGTAAAATCATCAGCTGCTGAGTTAAACTCGCTAGACATTTCATCAGAAAACCCGAGTGACAATGATGTTTTAACATACACTTCAGCAAATGGTTTACATTGGGCAGCTTCTTCTGGCGGGGGTATATCTAGCGTTGAAGCAGACACGTCACCTCAACTTGGCGGAGACTTAAACGTAAGAAGTTCGTTAGGTACAAATCATAAAATAACAGCAAGCATAGGTGATTTAAAATTAGGTGTAAATGCTAATAATCAAGAGCTTATACTCGCAGCAAACCATACAGATCGTAATAGCGAAATAGAAGCATTTAAAATTATTAACAGTCAATACTCAGATGCTAATTTAACTACAGAAAATCATATTGAAGCTATTGGCAATATAAGCTTCAATCCAAGGCACAAATGATGCATCTTTATTGTTTGGTTCAAGTAATGCTATAAAAATCAAGCGTAGTCAAAGCGATTCAAATAGAAGCAATACACTTCAAATTTTAAACGATGGCAGTGCAAACGATAACTCCCCTGATTTAGAAATAGTTAGCAATTCTACAACATCTTGGCACAGCAGTAGAATTAGATTTACAAGGACAAATACTGCAGCAAATTCTCTTGGAGAATTTGCAAGTTTTATAAATAATACTGAATATACACGTATGAACTTTAGTAGAAATAGTGGTGATGGAATTATAAGACTAAGTGTCCTAGGAAGCAATTCAATCAGAGAAGGTATTAAAGTTCAAGGCAGTGGATCAAGCGCACAAGTTAGAATATCAGACGCATATAATTTACCAACTAATGATGGCTCAAGCGGTCAAGCAATCACAACAGATGGTAGCGGTAATCTTGCATTTAGTAATTTGGGTTACACAACGTCATTTGTCGGCAGTGCTGACTTCACAGCATCTGACAATACATTTTACTTTGTCAATACTTCAAGTGGAACAACTACATCAGTAACTTTGCCAGATCGCAGTAATGACACATCGCTAGAATATAGATTTAAATTTTTCAATCATGGCGATGGTACTTTACGCATTTTAGAACTGAATAATCCTGGACTTATTGACCCATCAGAAGACGGCTCAAATCCAGGTAATAGCGGCTCGTCAATGAAATACTTTAACTCGCGTTGTTTAGTTGAGGTATACTCTATTGTAGGCACATCACATTATGAATGGGTTGTTAGTGACCAACTTGAAACAGGTAAAGAGTCACTAAGCACAGCGGGTCAAGTGTTAAGATATAACCCAACAAATGATCAAATGACAGCACTTCCTTATACGTTTCCTATTACAGACGGCTCAGCAGATCAAATACTCAAAACTGACGGCGCGGGAGTATTGACTTTTGTAGACCAGCCTAGCGGGGGAGGTGGAGGAGCTTCTGTGCCAACAGTCATTACAGACACTTCAGGAACAAATACAACAATATCCACGACTTCCGGCATTGAAGAAATTCACTTGATTAGTAACGGTACAAACGCTGTAACAATTACTTTGCCAGCTGCTGCAACTGCAGGTAGCGGTTACAAATATAATATTAAACAACTTGGGACTGCAAACGTGACAATTGATGGCAATGGATCAGAAACAATTGACGGTTCATCGACGTTTGTAATTACTAGTCAATATTCTTCAGTCACACTCGTTACAGATGGCTCAAACTGGTTTATTATTTAATTAAAATTAGGAAACAATATAGTGACTTATATAAACAAATAACAGCCTTACAGTAAGACGCCTTGGATAACCAAAGTTAATTTAAAAATGGATGATTTTGATTCTTGGGCTTAGCGATCTTCTAAGTAAACAACAAGTGTGTCTGTTATATAACAAAAAGATGAAGATACGAGGCACCAATAGATAAAAGTCTGGATATTAAAAAATAATTCTGGATGAAGAATTAAAAGACTTAACCAGCCAGCATGAAAACCTGTGCAATACGAACAAGATAACATTTCTTTTATAAAATCAATATTCAACCTGTTTTGTATTTGCGCAGTTTTATTCATCATTCCAAAGGTTAAACCGTAACAAAACAAAAGTTCAAACAGAGACAAACCTATAACTCCTTTTTGTATTATTTTCTACTAGACGCACGACGCTTTCTTTCTTTTTTAATTTGTTCTTTTGGTTTAGAAGAGCGTGTTACTTTGCCTTTTTGTATCTTTGCACGACTGATTTCTTTTCGTCTAGGCAACAAGTTATCATCTGTCTGAACAAGTCTACAGCAAGACGACTTTGCGCTTTCTTCAAATATTTCTACTGAGTCTGGCAAACCATCACCATCACAATCAAAACCTAGATCTATTTTGATCTCATTTAATGCTAAATAAAGCATTTCTCTTTCAGCAATTGCCTGATCAGGCATTGGATGAAGTCTATTTGATCGCATTAATTCTAAATTCATCAATCTAGAAATTGCTTCACCTAGACCAATTCTCAGTATTTTTTCATTCGTAGACATATTGTAACTCCAAAAAGATTATATTAATATTTTTTGCACGTTAATAAATATAATCTTGCTGGATAATAAACTACCTATATATAATTTAACCTAAATCTGCTATAAACTGAGGCATCCAAATAATATCTGTGTCTGTGACCGCGGTTCCGTTATGCTCTGCGCAAAGTCCTAGCCTCCAAACCATTCCTGCAGTTGGAACTGTTGTTGTTGCTTGTCCTGCAGTTCCGTCTAGATAAATCCATTGACCTTTAGCAGTTGTGCTTGAGGCAATCTTAACATTAACAAGCCCACCGTGAATAGTATGTACTAGAATCTCAGTTGTATCATCTAGCGCTGAAGATTCTAATGCAACTCCAAACGGTGCATTAAGATACGTATTGACATTGTCATCACAATCGGCTAACTCAAGACCTCCTGAGGCACCACTTTCAAAAGCCAAAATATTGCCAGCAACAAATGCAGGGTGTGTAGCTGCTGGTGCTAAGCTTAAACCTGCTGCAGTAACAATTAAAGGCTGAGAAACCTTAACTCTATCTGCAGCCACTTCTACAACATTCCCGCCATTTACTTGTAAATCAACACTTTGTCCAGCAGGAGCATCTACAACGATGTCACCTGAAGTTGTGGTAATTTCTACAGCGCTAGAGCCTGTTGTAATGTTATCAGCTGATGTTGTACCGCTTGAAGCAAAAAAGTCTGTAAGATCAGAAACTAAAACCTTTTTGGTTGCATTACCGTCAGAAGCATCATTAATAATTAATCCATCACCAGCTGCAAGTGCTAGAGTTGAACCTGCAGTTGCATCTAGCAGATTAAGTTCTGAAGTTGAAGCTGTTAAGCCAGCTAAAGTATTAATTTCTGCTGTTGTTGCTGTGACACCGTCTAACTTGTTTAATTCTGCAGCAGTTGCTGTTACAGCTGTACCGTTGATTTTTATTCCGTCAGTTAGGAAATTTACATCCTTGTTAAATGCAAGATGAGAACTAGCATTTACCCAAGTTAAAGTAGCATCTGCACCATCAATTGTTATACCTGCACCGTCTGCTGCTGCACTATTTGCCGCACCGTTTGCGACAACGATATTGATGTCTTCAACAGTAAGAGTAGAAGTGCTAAGTGTTGTTGTGTCACCATTAACAGTTAAGTTACCATTTACTGTAACGTTGCCTGCAAATAAAGCAGATGAGTTTGTTGCAGTTGCATTAGGAGTTAATGTAACGTGATTTACAAATGTATTTTTGACTGCAATGTCGTTGCTAAACGTAAGTACACCACCGTCTGCAACAGAAATTTCCCAAGAGTCGCCAGCATCATCACCCTGATCAGCTTTAAGATAAAGATTACCTGCGCTACCTTCGTCACCTTGCAAAGTTTGCCCAACTGAGCTTTCAAAAGTATTTGCTCCAGTAAAGCTTAGTGTAGATGTTTGAATATATGTTTTGACTCTTGATAATTCAGATTTTCTGTTGGCACCTGAAGCACCATCGTCGATAACAATTAGATCACTATCAACTAGATCTGCGCCAATATCAGTTCCGCCATCGATATCTAGATTTGCAATTGCAAAAGCTCCATCTGTACAATCAAGCGAAGTAAATGTACCTGCTGCAGCGCTTGCTCCACCAATTGTAACACCATCTAGTGTACCGCCGTTTATATCAACAGTAGTTACTGTTCCTAAGTCTGTGAAAGTAATTGTGCTTGCGTCAACTTGAGAAGATGCGTCAACCGTGATTGCCTTTGAAGCTTCAGCTGTGCCTAATGTAGTTACGTTCACGTAATCTAACTGTGTAGTAGATGCTGTTAAGCCGTCAAGTTTGTTTAGTTCTGTTGCAGTTGCTGTGACTGCAGTTGTGCCAAGAGTAAGAGAGCTTTCCGGGACAGTTAATGAGCTTGTCAACTCGAGTCCATGAATCTCTAAGGTTTCTGTGTCACCAATTTTATCTAATGTTCCTTTAGTTGCATTATACAACATAATATTATCAGTATGTGTTGCCATGTTATCTTATCCTTTCAAGTTAACTTTTTATGCTAATAATAATTATCAATTTGCTTTTTCTTTTTAAAAATTTGTGTAAATACAGAGTCAATTTAATATAATATAAATTGAAAGAGAGGTCTAGAATGGCTATTTTAAAAGAGCATGTCTCGTATTCTGAAGTCAGGCAATGGAAAGAATGCAGCTGGAGACATAAATTATTATATATTGACAAGCTTTCTACATTTGAAGAAAGTCCTCATCTCCATTACGGAACAATTATTCATGATGCTTGCGAGCATTATCTTAAAACAAAAGAACTAAAAATTGAAGAAGCACAAAAAAAGATTAAGTTGGCTTGGGACGAGCATGGGTTTGACTCTGAAGATTTTATTCAATTGCAAACGCAAAGAGCTGAGTTGCAGGGTTGGAAATATAAGCATAATAAATTAAAAGATTGGCTTCAGTGGGCAGAAACAAGCATAAGCTCAGTTCCTCAATTTTTAGACGATACTTTTCCTGGATGGGAATTTCAGTCTGCAGAAGAAGCCTTATATGAAAACATTGAAAACATTGATACAAAGTTTAAAGGCTATATTGATTGTATTATCAAAGTTCCTTATAAAGACAAATATAAGTATTGGGTTCTTGACTGGAAAACTTCTAGTGGAAGAGGTTGGTCATTAGATAAACAAAGAGACTTTAACACACAAGCTCAGGTTATATTATACAAATATTTTTGGGGAACTAAGAACAATATACCAATGAAAGATATTCAATGTGGTTTTGTTTTGCTTAAAAAGGTAAAAACTATCGGCAAGTCATGTCAACTAATAAAAGTTTCAAGTGGTCCTAAAAATCTAGAAAAATCGAATAAACTAGTAAGAAGTATGATTAAAACGGTTGAGAAGAAACTTTATTTAAAAAACAAAAACTCTTGCATGTTTTGCGAATTTAAAAGTACTGAGTATTGTAGATGAAAAAGAAAAAATTACTAGTAATTTCAGATCATGCGTTGTCCCCAAGCGGCGTAGGAGTTCAGTCAAAGCTTTTAATTGACGGTCTTTTAGAAACAAATAAATATTCTGTAATACAACTTGGTGCTGCTGTAAAACATCAGAGTCTTGAAACCGTTAAAGTTAATGATGATTTTTACATAAAGCCAGTTAACGGCTTTGGTAATACTAACTTAATAAGGTCAGTTTTGATCAACGAAGAACCTGATGCATTAATAATTTTTTCTGATCCTAGATTTTTCGAATACCTGTTTGAAATAGAAGACGAAGTGCACCAAATTTGCCCTATTCTTTGGTGGCACGTCTGGGACAACAAACCTTATCCAGAATTTAACAAGTGGATGTATGACTCAGTTGATACAATAAACTGTCTTTCTTATCTAACTTATGATTTACTTAGTCGAAACATAAAAGAAGACAAAGTTAATTATATACCACATTCTTATCCGAAAGAAATGTTCTATAAGCTAGAAGAAAAAGAAATTACAAAAGAAAAAGAAAGAATTTTAGATAAAGAAAATGTAGATAGCTTTGTTTGTCTTTGGGTAAATAGAAATTGTAAAAGAAAAAGGCCTCTTGATTTAGTTGTTTCTTGGCGAGCTTTTCTTAATATGTTACCTGAAAGTAAAAGAAAAAAGTGCTTATTAATAATGCATACAGACATTAAAGATCATCACGGCGTTGACCTTGAGTCAATTGTAAATCATCTTCAATTAGATAAGAATGTAATTTTTTCAACAACAAAAATAAGCACTCAAATGCTTAACGTTTTATATAATATTTCTGATGTTACAATTAACATATCTTTTAACGAAGGCTTTGGTCTAACAACGTTAGAGTCTATGATGACTCAAACGCCTATAATTGCAGTTAAGACAGGAGGACTTACAAGACAAGTTGTAAATCAAGTTAGTCAAGAAGAAAACGGCATTGCTATTAATGTAGACTATATAACAGTTTCTGGAAATCAAAAAGTTAAATTTTTAAATGAAGATCACGCTTCGTGTGAAAATATTGCAGAGTCTATTAAAAAGTTTTATGACTTTGATAAAAATAAAAAGATAGAATTAGGCAAAAAGTCTTATGAATATGCTATAAAAGAATTCAATTACAAGAAGTGTATAGATTTATGGGACGAGTCAATTGAAAAAACAATAGAAAACTTTAAGACAAAAAGTAGATTTGAGATAATAGATTGCTAAAAAAAGTTTTAATTAAAGGACCTTTACTTTCACAATCAGGTTACGGTGTTCATGCTAGGCAAGTTTTTAATGCATTATTAAAAAGAAAAGATATTGTTTTGCATACTGCAGTTACTGAATGGGGATTAACGACTTTTTTACTAAAAGACCAAGATGATAGTGATACAATTAAAAAAATAGTAGAATTATCAAAATTTGATAAAAACATTGTTTTCGATGAATCTTTTCAGATTTGTACACCATTTTCTTGGAGTAACAAAGAAGCAAAAATAAACATTGGACTAACTGCTGGTTTTGAATCTAATTTTGTTAAAAAAGAGTGGATTGACTTTAGTAACTTAATGGATTATTTAATATTTCCTTCAGGGTTTACTCAGCAAGCTTTTTTTAATACATCAAATAAGTTTAATACCCCTATTAGATCTAAATGTTACGTAATAAATGAATCATATTTTAAAGAATTTGATGATGAAGTAGTAGACTTTGATTTTATAGAGAAGCTTGAAGATCATCTGCATTATGATAAAAATATATTAATAATTGGTCAATTTAACAATGTGAATGAAGATGTTGACAGGAAAAACATAATTAGGACAGTTAAGACAGCGGTTAAATATGTTGATGATAAAGATATAGGCATATTATTAAAAATTAATACTGGTAAATACACGGGCTTTTTTAAAAATCAGATGATTTCTCATATTAGAAGTGTTTTTAATAAAAAAGAAAGAAGAAAAATAAAAGTTATTTTTGGAAACTTAAGTAAAAAACAAATGTACAGCTTATACATTTGTCAAAAAATATCTTGCATGTTTTCAGGTACTAGAGGTGAAGGTTGGGGATTATCTTTTATGGAGTCAGCTAGGTGTAGTTTACCTATAATTTCAACAAATCATTCTGCTTATAAGGAATTTTTAGAAGAAGATTTTATAAAAATAAAATTCAAGACATTACCTATTAAAAACTTCGATGAAAGTTATTTTGATAAAAATATTGGCCAAGAGTGGGCTGAATTTTGTGAAGATGATGCTTTATTAAAGTTAGACTTGTTTTTTAAAAATATGAGTTATTACAAAGAGATAGCTAAGAAAAGAAGCGTTTTAATTAAACAAAATTATAATTTTGATAAAATCATAAAAGATTATAATAAATTTTTTGAGATTCTATAAATGTTAATTTTAATATCAATGTTGTCAATTTTACTTTTGTTTTTTACGTATTACTGCATTAAGTTTGCAATTATAATTATAAAAATGCAAGAAGAACTAGAATATGCACTAGACGAAATAGACAAGAAATACAACCGAATTACTGAGATTTTGGATATTCCTGTTTTTTTTGATAGTCCAGAAATAAGAAGACTTCTTTTAGAGATAAAAGATATAAAAATTGTAATATTAAAAATTTCAGCGAGACTTAGTAAGATTAACAGTAAAGAAATTGAGCAAGAAATTGAAGATATTGAAAACTAAGTTAAGGATATGAAATTGGCAGAAAAGCAAAAAAAAACAAGAGCAAAAAGAAAGCGCAGACAATATTTTACTGCAGAGACTCAAAAAAATATTGTTTTGTATCAAAACTCAACATGCAAAGAAGAAAAAGATAAAATATACGTTCAGCATATTATGCCTGCTTTTAATGAATTAGTACAAAGCTTAATATCTGTATATAAATTTCGAGCTGTTAATGAAGACATAAACCATTTAAAAAGCGATTGTTCAAACTTTTTATTTGAAGTTATACACAAGTGGAATCCAGATAACGGTACTAAAGCATTTTCTTATTTTAATGTTGTTGCAAAAAACTGGCTGACAATTAACTCTAGACGTTTAGCAAAAAATGCAAACAGGTGCGTATCATTAAGTGACTCTGATTCAATGTCTTTGGCTGACAAGAAGTTTATTTTAGAAACAAATATAGAACCTTCTCCTGAAGAACTTGAAAGAAGGCAAAGCATGCCAGGAATAATTGACGAAATGTTAATCCACATAGAAGGCCTCTTAAAAGACGAGAGAGATATTAGATGCATTAAAGCAGTTCAGCAGATATTTAGAAACATTGAAGATTTAGACTACTTGAATAAGCGTGCAGTATTTGTGTACTTAAGAGAAATCTCTGGACTTAATAGTTCAGAGCTAAGTTCTTCGCTTTCTTCTATAAGAAAGCATTACAGAAAACTAGCTGGACCAGGAAAAAAGTTTGACATATTTTAAAGGATATACATGAAAACCGATCAAATTGAAACTCTTTCAAAAAAAATGGATAAAGTTGATAAAAAAGAAGATCAAATTAAAAACTTTTCTGATATACTTGATAACATTGAATCTCTTGAAGACAAGAAAAAGATGCTCTGGAAAGAAACTTATGAAAATGCAATAGAAGACAGAGAAAAAGCTAAGTTGTTATTTAACGATGCTTATATTTCAATGCAGGGTGGTGTTAACGAGCATATGAATATTGGATCTATAATGTCAAAGTATCTTGAAAGGATGAGCAAGTCAAACGATCAAATTTTAAAACTTGCAGAGCTTATTTCAAAAGAAGAAGAGAAGTCGGCTGAAGTTTCTGTAGACGACATATTTAGTCAAATTAACAGTTAAAGAGGTATAAATGTTTACTCAGACCAAAGTATTGTACGTTATTGGTGAAGAAGCAGGAAATTCAAACGTTATTATTAATAGCTTAAATAGACATAGCATACTTGAATATTTTTTTAAGAAAGAAGTTGAAGTTGAAAACAAATCTTTTATAAGGTTTATATGCTCACTACCAAGAAATACAGTATTTTGCTCAAACATTAACCACAGCTTTGAAGGAGTCAACAGCGTTAGTATTGCGATACCTTTTCTGTCATCACACGTTAACTTTCCTGTTAAGGTTGGAGAAAACGTATGGTTTTATAAATACGACAAACAAGATCAAAACCTGCCTCAAATCGATTCATATTCAATCGACGGTTACTACTTAGGAAGAGTACATAGTTTACTAAATACAGAAGATACATCGTATTGTTTTTCTGAAAGAGAAAGCACTATTTATAACTTGGATAACTATGATAACGAAGACGAGCTGAGTGATACTAAACAAGGTGTTCTGGAAGCAGTTGAGGCTCATGAGCAGTTTTTTGTAGATCAAGAAACTATAATGCATAAACCTGCCATTGAATCTTATTCTAATGTCTCAAACCAAGTTTTAAACACTGGTTATTACAAAAACATACTTGAAGATTATAAGTTAGGTGCTTATGATAAAAAAAGTAATGCAATAGAAGACTTAAGTTTAACAGGAACATATAATTCATCTATCAGGCTAACGTCTGTAAGCTTAAGCAAAGAGAATAGTACAAGTAACATAGAGACTGAGCCTAAAAAAGCAAAAATTGAAATAATTGCTGGAGAAAACGAAAAACTTAAAGCTTTGTCTTTTGAGACAACTAAACCTGTAAAAGTAGTAGACAACACAGGATTTATTGACGAAGAAGGTACTGTTATTTCAACATATAAAAATAATATTTCACCTGAAGTTTTTAATGGCTACTTTACAGAAACAATTAAGACGCCGAGAATTTTTGTTAATTCTATGTTGGAAGACGAAAACCTTAAGAATGGAATTAACAAGCAAAGTAACAAAGGTTTTATAAACAACAGTTCTTCTTTGATTGTATCTGAAAGCAATGAAGAGTTTCTTTCTATTAAAAACGAAATAAGATTTAGTATTCCTCCTGTTGGAGATAGCTTTGATCAAAAAGTTAATTCTGCAAATGTGTTAAGCAATAAACAATTTATAACAAATTTACCTGAAATTAATGCTGAACAGTCATCTTCTATGGGCGATCCACTTTATTCATCAAGCATTTCAGCAATATCAGATGATATTTCAATTTCGTTGCACAATAAAAACTTTGGTGATATTCTTCTTTCAGCACCAAATAGTAGTGATGGAAGACATAACTACTTAAAAATATCAAATACTGGAAATTTACATATCGATGCACAAAAAATAGTCATTGGTGAAGCATCTAGAACTCCTTCTTCGCACGGTACAAATGCTGGATTATATTTAGGCTTTTCAAATGAAATGCAAAGCTTAGTTTTAGGAGAACAACTTAAAGCTTTTATTGAAGAGATATTAAGTGTTCAAAAAGAAACATTAAATTTAACAAAAGAATTATTTATAATGTCAAAAGACATGGATGATTTAATAAAAACTAACTTAAACAATACTAACAGTAAATTAAAAGTAACCAACAACGTTATAAAAGAATTTGCAGGTGCAATTAACGATGCGACCCAATCTGGACCTGTTGCTCCTTTAAATCCTCCGTTTAAAGCTTTTTTTGAAAAAATGAATAATAACGAAGAAGAAATAATTAAGAACGAAGAGGAAATTAAAAAAATTCCTGTTAATGATTATCAAACTCAAATAAATAATTTTAAAGCGCTAGGCAAAAAAGAAAATAGTAATAGCGAATTATTGTATAGTAGACTAGAAAAGATTGAAAAAAGTCTTGATAAAATTCTTAGTAAGTTTGTTAAAACAACTTGACTTAGTCATTATTTATATATTTATAACATTAAGAAATATATGTTGAGTTTTATAGATGTCAAAAGTAAAGTTTAAAAATACAGGTAAGCTTAAGAAAGACTTTATCAAAAAAGAAAGTTATAAATCTTCAATAGAAAACTATAGTAAAAAGCCGATAGGAATTAAACTTCCGCTAGCGCCAAAAAAAAATAAAAACAAAACTTTGTTTGAAATGACGTATAGTTTAGAAGATCAAGTAAGAATTAACTTAAAAAACCTAATAATGACAAGAAAAGGTGAATATTTATGCCTTCCTGAGTTTGGAACAAATTTAATTGATTTGTACAACAGAACTGACATTGAAAATGTGGAAGATATTGCAATGTCAGAAATTCAGAAAGCTGTTTCTAGATATATGCCGTTTATAAGTCTTTCAAATTTTACTTCTGTCAAGATTGATGAAACATTTGAAAATCCAGAATATCATGAAATTAAAGTTGACTATAACTTCGATGATTCTGGCACAATGCACAACGTAATAATTAAATTGCTAACATCGAGGTAGAAAAGTGTCTAACGTAAGCATATTAAATAAAGAAAAAAATTATTTTAATAGAAAAAGACTGGTAAATAAAAACAAAGAAGAGTTTAAAAGTGAGCTTTTAGATTATGCTAGAAGTAACTTTAAAGACCAGATAACAGATTTTTCTGAAGCTTCTTTAGGCGGAATGTTATTAGACTTTGCTGCAATTGTTGGTGAGTCTTTAACGTTTTATATCGATCAACAAATTAACGAACTAGACTATGAAACAGCATCTACAGAATATAGCATTTTAAACCACTTAAAAAAAGCAAACATACAGGCTGGGTTTTCTTCTCCTTCTAGCGTGATGGCTGACTTTTACATATTATGTCCAACAGACGCAAATGATGTTACGAAACCTGATAGCAGTTATTTACCTATTTTCAAAAGAGAAACACAGATTAATTCAATAGACGATATTAATTTTATACTTGAAGAAGATTTAGACTTTAGGAAAAATCCAGAAATTGTAAGAACTGTTGCAGTTGGTAGTTTACCTTATTTAATGCTTAAGAAAAGAGGAATATGTACATCTGGAAACATAGTAAATGAAACTTTTGTTTTTGAAGAGAATACAATTGATGACTTTATTACTTGTACTTTAAGCAACGAAAACGTAACAAAAATAATTAAAGTTAATGACAATTCTTCAGACTTAAACGAGTACAAAGAAGTAGAGTTTCTTACACAAGATACAGTTTATGAAAAAGTTCATTTTGAAAATACAGAATATGTTCATGTTAAACCTGCTGCTTTTAGATTTGTTACTGAAAGAAACTTTGAAGATGGTTTGACTGTTTTAAGATTTGGTAATAGTCGAAATAAAATAAACGAAGACGGTGTGCTTACAAACCCAGAAGAAATTTCTTTGCCTCTTTTGTCTCGAGACTATATTAACAATTATTCTTTAGACCCTAAAAGACTTATAAAAAGTAAAAGCCTTGGGGTTTCTCCTGCAGGTAGAAGTATTAACGTAAAATACAGGTACGGTGGTGGTGAAGATCATAATGTGCAAGCAAGAAGCATTGACACCATCAACAAGCTTCTTTACTCTTTCCCAAACAAGCAAACAGAAGATGGAACTACAGACTTGATGATCAATTCTATTTCTGTTATAAATGAAGACGCAGCTGTTGGTGGATCTGATCCTTTGTCTTTAGATGAACTTAGAGAAATGATTATACCTTCTATGAAAATGCAGTCAAGAATTGTTACTCACGAAGACTTAATTGCAAGAATTTACAGCATGCCTTCAAACTTTGGAAGAGTAAGTAAAATTTCTATTCTTGATAATCCCTACTCTAAGTCTTCAAAAGATCTTTATGTAACTTGCAAGGATGAAGACGGTTTCTATGTTAACGCAAATGACGCTTTAAAATATAATCTTTCAAAATATCTAAACGAATATAGGCTAATTGGCGATACCTTTAACATTATAGACGTTGACATATATAACATTTCAGTATTTTTAAAAATAAAAGTTTCAGGAAACTATGACGAAAACGATGTTCTTACAGAAGTCAATAGCAAAATATTTACTTTAATGCAGTTCGAAAAGCTTCAAGTTGGTGAACCTATAAATGTCAACAAAATAGTTAAAATTGCTCTTGATACACCAGGCGTTTTAACAATAACATCTAGCTTTAAAAACATTGTTAGATCAATAAGTAATAACAATGCAGTAAGACAAAACCCAGGAAGTCCTGAAAGGTTTTATAACGACAACTCCTTCTCAGTTTACGATAGATATTTAGAGGGAATTATTTCGCCGCCTCGAGGTGGTATTTTTGAATTAAAATATCCAGATGACATAGAAGTTGTGAGTGGTTAAAATGATTATTATACAGAATCCAGAAAAAGACACGTACGTTACAGACATACAGACTACAAGCAACAATGGAATAAACGCTAATGTTGGTCAAAGTTCAACAATTGATCTTTTTAAAATTACTGGAGAAAACAATAAAACTTTTTCTAGAGCTTTGCTAACTATTAGCAATACAATCATTAATGGTAACACATTCACAATTAAAGATTCTTTAGGTAGTAGCGTTACTTTCATAATAAGAACCTTAGAAGAAACTGTTGACGGCTCTGTTGAGATAAACGGGCAAGACAAAAAAGTCAAAGTAGGCTTAAGCGGAGCGCTTACAGAAGAAGCTAAGTGTGACAGGTTTATTAGTGCGATAAACAATGTTAATAGTTTTAACAACGGTTTGACTTTAGATGTTACGGCATATAAACTAGATAGCAGCAAAATTCTTTTAAAACAGAACAAACCTGGTTCTTCTGGTGATACTATTCCTGTTGTTCCTGACAATGAAAGCAGTGTCAATATTACGAATTTTGTAAGATTTGAACATTCAGCTGCATTATTAAATTTTAAAATATCAGACTTAAAAACAGCACATTTACCAGATAACGACAAAATAGACAATTCAGTATTTAAGGCTGACAGGAAGTTTAAGGCTATTCTCCGTCTTATAGACGTAGGCAAATCTTCAACTCGGCCTAAAGATTTTAGCTTAAAATTAAACATTTTAAATAGTGACTTCAAAGAAGGTTTAGGCAAAGATATAGTTCATTTTTCTGACTTAGATGATGCAAACTTTGTCACTCTGGATTCAAAAAACAATATTAACTGGACAAACCAAGGGATTGTTTCTAGTCAAGACTTGTATTCTGACTTTACATTTAGTGATTTTAATTTTGAGTCTGGAAAAGAAGATTTAGAAATAGATATTACAAATTACGTTCACGAATTTTTTAAAGAAACAGCTGGAGCAGATAAAGAAAATTTTGTCATACACTTTCCAACAGACTTTTTGTTTGATAATAACACATATTTTGTTAAGAGATTTGGAAGTAGAAATTTAAAGAACAAAAGATATATACCACAATTAATATTAAAAATTGACGATAGAGAAATAGAAAATATAATAACAGATAAAAAGAGGTACTTTGATAACGAAGAAAACTTTTATTTGTTAAACATAAAAGGCAATAAAACTTCTAGCTTTGTTGCAGAAACTCCTGTGCATTTGAAATTTGAATTTATAGGTGACGAAAGTCTAAATATTTTTTCTGGAGTTGGTCCAATAGTAGGAAGTGAAGTCTATAACTATAAAGGCGAAAAAGTAGCAGGAATTAGAAAATTTGCAATAGCTGACTCTGTAATAAGTCAGATATCTTCTGATAGTGTATTTTTAAAGCAAATAAAAGATTTAGGTTTTGCAAAAATAAAGCTTGAGTACTATTATCAAAACGCTGATGATACTACAACTTTAATTAAAAGTGTTACAGAAAAGTTTTATCCTGCTGAAGCTGATCAAAACGAAATATCATTCGATACTAGAAACATTAGGGTTTCAATCGATCTTTTACAAAAAAACTTGCTTGCAAATAATTCAATTGTGCCTTTAAAGGTAAGCTTTATTGATATTAATAGACAGTATAAGTCTGTTAATACAAGAGTTGAGCTATATTCAGAGGACTTAGGTGACATTAATTACGAAATGTATGATGTAGATTCAGGTGACAAGATTATCAAAGAAGACGGTGTATACACACAGATGTCGTTTAATGGAAAACACTACGTTTTAAATCTGTTTTGTTCTGAAAACTATAAAAACAAGAGAATAAATTTTTCATTTAAATACTCAGATCCTCTAACTGGTTTGCACAGAAAAGTAAAAAATGATAATACTATTCTAAGGTTTGTATAATGACTAATTTAATTTCTCTTAAAAACAACATTGCAAATACATTGCAATCTTCAAACAAGAAAATGTCTAGAACAAACTTTAAGTCTTCTAAAAATATTTTAAACAAAGACGACTTCAAGACTTTTCTAGAACTATATCTTAATAACGAGACTGAGTTTTATGAGAGAATAGATGGATATGACGGATTTATTAGTACACAGCAAATAGAAAGTATAGATTACAACAATTTTTCAGAACATGTTTTTTTCGATTCAGCTGTTGAAAAAGTAAATTACGCGTTTAGCAAGTCAATAAATGATTTTCCTTATGACAGCTCAAAATATAAGTTTAATCAATATCTAAAAAAGTTAGACGGTTTTACTAGATACGTTCTTGATAAAAAAGTTAAAAAGTCAATTAACTATCTTTCTTTTGACTCAAACACTGTTTTAGAAGTTGTTGATAAAAAAGGTCATCTTTTAGACGATTTTAAAGGAAAAAATTTCAATAACAACTTTGACCCTGATGGGCAAACAATAAGCTTTGACTTTTGGATTTACCCAAAAACAACAAATATAACTGAAACTGTTTGTGTATTAAAGAAATATAACAATGATTATGGTTTTTTAATTACAATAGACCATACAGAAAACAGTGATAGCAAGATTAACTTTATTGTAGTTGAAAAAAATAACTTTTTTAAAGTAAGTTATAAAATAGAAAACAACAGATTTCAACATGTATTTTTTGACATAAAGTCAACTATTACAAACAACATTGAAGTAAATAGAAGTTACAGGCTTATAATCGACGGAAAAGAAATAAATCAAGATTCAAATAACTTAACATCTAATGGTAATATTAATTCTTTAACACTTAAATATAAAAACATATCTGACTTTTATAACGAGAAGCTTTATATAGGTTCTTCAAATACTAGACAAATTAACTTTTTATCAAGTAGTCTATCTGATATTACATTTAGTCGAGGATTTTCCGGCCTTTTAGATGAGTTAAAAATAAGCATAGGAATTGATTATGATATAGAAGACATTCTTAAAAGCAAGAATGAAAATACTTTTGCTAGTGAAGGACTAAAACTTTATTACAAATTTAACGAGCCCGCAGGAAGCTATTCAAATAATCATATAATTTTAGACTATTCTGGAAATAAGCTGCACAGTGTGTTAAGAAGAATAACGCAAACTAATCCTGACTTTGAATTTGCTGATTTTGACAACTCATTTATAAGAAATGGATTAGACGTAGATGTTGCGACGCCTTTAATTTATGAAAAAGCAGAAATAAACCCGGTACTATTTTCTTCAGCTTCGCAAAACGAAAAAGCACAGATGCTTAGCGATGCAGCTGAATATGATCTTATTAATCCTAATTCGTTCTGGAAGCTTTTTCCTAAAAACATTTTTTTAGAAGGTTCAGACTACGATAATGTTGAATCAGCATATGTTTCTAGCAAAAATAAACCAAACAATAACGTGCTTGGAACAGAAAGATCTGTAAATCAAGAATTGGTTAAACTAATATCTATTTGGGCTAGATTTTTCGATCAACTTAAGATGTACATAGACAGCTTTACAGAAATACTAAACTTTGATTACGACACAATCAATAAAAATAAAAAAATAGACGGCATGATTTTACCTTTAGCACTTAATCAGGCTGGATTTAAGTTTAGAGAATTGCAAGCAATACCTGTCACAGAAAAACTTGATGGAAAAAATCTATCTCACGAACAAGTTATGTCTGACATTAGTATTAGACAAATACAAAACATACTATGGAAAAGATTTTTGCTAAACTCAAAAGACTATTTAATGTCTAAAGGAACAAAAAGAAGTATTAGATCAGTCTTTAACTCTTTTGGTTTGGAAGCTAGCAAGTATGTAAGCATTAAGGAAATTAACGGACAAAATCGATTAAACATAAACAACCAGTTTGTCGAGTACAGCAAAAGAGTTAAGTTTGTTAATTTCAATAGCAACAGTAAGGTTTTTGAACAAGATCAATATGATGCTAATAACGTAACTAATAAAGTATGCTTATTTACTTCGACGTTTTCAAAGAGTACACATAGTCTAGACAATGGAAAAATAAATTTTGAAAACGATTGGTCTGCTGAACATTATTTTTGCTACGATAAAAATAAGTTAAAAATGTTTAAAAATCAACAGTCTATTTTTAGAGTTGATAGACTTGTTAACGATGAAGCAAATTTTGACAAACCTTTTATAAACGTAGTCTTTGAAAGAAAAAATAATACCGTAGAAAGTGGTGAATTAAAGGTTTATGCAATTTTTCCTGATGGAAGTATAAATTCAGGTACTCTTGAAAATGTAAATTTACTTAACGGTGTATTGTATCACTTCTGCCTAAGAAAAAAATACAATGAAGTTACTGGAAATTATGAGTATAAAATTGATATAACGCCTTCAGGTAGATTATCTTATGCAATTAAATATTCTATTGAGATAGAGACTGACCAAAATCATGTTGATGTTGAAAACACTACTACAAATAAGTACAGATTTGCTATTGGAAACTATAAATACAATGATCAAATTAATAATAGTGAAAACGCTGGCATATCTTACGAGACTTCTTTTCAAGGAAAAATAACAAACTTTAGGGCATATCAAGGCTTTATAGATGAATCTACTAAAAGAATAAAAACTAAAGATATTGACTTTTTAAGTCTACAAAAAAACAAAATAGTTAAAGATGAATTAAAAATTAATTTAGACTTATCTCAAGACATTCCAGAAAACTTTACACAAACAACAAATCAATTGTTTAACTTTACACATAATGTTAATAGCACAAGCAAAGAAGCAGTTAATTTATTCGTAGGGGAAGATTTACTAGTAGAAAATCAAATAGAAACTAAATATTTGTTTACATCCGAAGAAATTAGTTTGCTTGAACAAGGCTTGCAAATAGATACGCCAGACAATAGTAATAAAGTTTATATAAACTCTTTAAATACAAAATATAGCAAAGATCAGTTTTTAAATCAAAATACAACTTTTTCAAGCCAACATCACCCAGAATACTTATACTTTGACGATCAAAGGCTTTATATAGACTTTTCATCAGTAAAATTTTTAAATCAAGACATATCAAAACTAATTTCAGTCAACGATCATTTTACTCAAATTCTTTCACAAACTTCTTGCCTCTATGAAGACAGTTATATTAACTTGAAAGAGTTAAG